ATATGGGAGCGCGAACATGCAGAACCAGTCTAATCTTGCGCCTAACCCAGCAGACCCAACACAGCGAATTATAAATCATGTGCAGACAGCGCAAGCGGCTGGCCGTCAACCCCGCATGTCTGACATTGTGGGTGCGGCTATTGATGCAATGGTCCTACACTTCAGGCAGAACAGCGCAGACATATTACACACTCAAGACAAGTGGTACACCTTTGACCCAGCCGTTGGCATCTGGCGTGTGAAAGATGCGCTGTTTGTTGAGAGCGAGATAGACCAATGGTTCCGTAACCTGATTGGTATTGTACCAAATAGGAACCTGAGAACTGAAGTTTTATCTGGCGTGAAGGTCAGAGTGTATGTAGATGATGTGGACTGGGGTCAGCATGGTAACGTCATCATCTGCGCTAACAATGTAGCTTTCTGTCTGGAGACATTTCAGACTGTGTCTGTCCAGAAGAACTGGTATCTGCGTGAAGACAACGTGCTGGCGGCAGAGTGGAATGACCAAGCTGATTGTCCTGTCTGGGACAACACCGTAAAAAATCTGATGGCGCACATCAACCCGGCGGACCGTGACCGGGTGATTGTGTTGTTAGAAGAATGGATGTCTTCATGTCTATACAGACATAGACGGCCCCGTGCCATGTCTAAATGTCTGTTCTTGTATGGAGAGAGGAGGACCGGCAAGTCTACCATCTTGGATGTGCCGCGCCAGATATTTGGTGAGAAGCTGGCAACAGCTATCGACCTTCAGGAACTAAACGGCTTTGGCGCACAAGCACTGATGGGCAAAGCTGTCTGGCTGTCTGATGAAATCAAAGTCGGCACTGTCATGAACGACAGCATCATCAAACGCATCATTACAAACGAGCCGCTGTCTATCAAAGTAAAGTTTGAAAAACCGTTTGAGGGCCGTTTGAATTTGACAGTCGGACTGGCTGGTAATTCTCTGCCAAAGATTGATGACACGTCTGATGCTGTCTATGACCGCACACTGTTTGTCCCGATGGACACTGTGATTGACTACAACGCAGAGGACCACAGTCTGAAAGACCGACTGGATGCAGAACTGTCTGGCATTCTACAGAGGCTAGTGTCTAGGCTCAAGGCACTGAAGACACGCGGCTACTTTGATGTGCCGCCTAGCCTGATTGCCAAGCAAGATGAAATTAAGGCAGAGCAAGACCCGTTGCGTGTGTTCCTAGAAGAAGCACTGGTCAGGGCAAACAGCAACTGTGCTGTCAAAATGACAGACGTTGTGTCTGCATACAGAGGCTTCCTGTCTACGCAGTTCAGCAGAGACCATGCCCTACAGACAAAGACATCACCGCAGTGGCTGTCTCGCAGACTGTCTGAGTTCGCGCCCAACAGCACAACTGGCAGGGTGCAACGCGGCACAATCAGAGCGCGGTTCAGTTTACATTTTACTGATAAGGGTAAGACATGGCTGGATGCTGGCTGGTCTCTTGATGACCAGTACCACAAGACAGACCAGACAAAGTTGAAAGAAGCCAACATAAATACTGGACTGGGGTCTGTGTGATACATGACAAAATATAAACCTTTTCACACACATTCCTCTGGCCATGTTGTTTGTGATTTTTGTGGCGCACTTACAAGAGGGCGTGTATATCATAACAGCAAACAGGTTATATGCGGTGCGTGTCGCAGACCCATAAGGAGATTATCCGATGAAGAACAAGATAAAATATGGCAGAGGCTCACCAACAGCGCGGGTTCTTTCTGACAGACTGTGGCGACAGCGTGTCATTAAAAGTAAAAAAATATATAACCGGAAGAAGACAAAGCCCCTTGATGGGGCTTCTTTTATCGTCATCAATCGTCATCATGTGTCATCATATCCTGTATACAAAGTACGAAATGATGACGATTGATGACGATAGGATGACAATAAGACGGTGTTTATCGTCATCACTTAACCGCCTGTAATGTTTAGCGTTTACCAGATGTCGTAGTAAATGATGACGATGATGACGATATATTTATGATTTAATGCGTTAGTGTCTTATTATAAGAACAAATACAGTACAAACTATATAAAAAAGTATGACAGGTAATTTTGTGCGGTTTTATCGTCATCATCGTCATCATGCCTTCTTACAGAACAGAGTGACGGACTGTGTTGTTTGACATAGACACTAGACATGTCTACTGTTTAGACATAGACACAGTCGGGGAATATAATAATGACAATAGTAGGAGTGGACATCGGGACACACTGTGGTGTTGCGTGGAAGTCCGGTGATGAAGTGTCAGTAACTTCTATAGATACAAGTAAAGCCCGAATGATGGGCGGTGGTATGAGAGCATTAACTCTCAGACGTGAACTTGAAAAACTTTTTGAAGCAATAGGTCCGGTGACTGAACTGGCCTTTGAGAATGTTGAGCGACACAGTGCGACCTATGCGGCTCAGATATACGGGGAACTGCGCGGTGTCTTGATGTCTGTCTGTGAAGAGATGAAGATTCCATATAGAGGCATAGGCGTGACGACAGTGAAGAAGCATGTGGCTGGGTCTGGGATTGCAAAGAAGGACAAAGTCCGATTGGTGGTCACCAGTCAGTTTCCTGATGTGCATGTGGCAAATGATGACGAGAGCGATGCTCTGTCTGTCCTGATGTGTGTAATTGATGAGGTGTCTTAATGTCTGCTGATATTGTAAGAGTTGATTTTGGTTCTGCTAAAAGGCGTTACCTGATGGGCTGTCCCGAATGTGAGAGTGTTAACTGGAACGTAGTCATGGATCCAGACACAGGCTCAACACTGTCTGCCAATCCAGACGCAGACGTAGACATGGAATGTTCCGGTATTACATGTGCTGACTGCGGGTTCCACATAGACATGCAGGGTACTCCCATAAACTAGGCACAAAAAAAGGGCGGCACCCCGAAGGATACCGCCCCATGTCTATGCACTGAGATATACACGAAGTGTTTTGAGTATCTCATCAATTGCCGCCAAGGCTTTCATACTTGGGACCTTGTCTGGTAAATCTTCTTCAAGAGACACAGGCGTACCCGTCCCGATAGACAGGGCGCGAATACGCTGTGCAACTTTTAGTCTGAGATAATCAGCGATGCCCTTTGGCAGTGGTGTTCTGCCAGAGGACCAGTTCTTCATGGTCTGGTTGGTCACGCCAAACAATGCACGTAACTCTGCCGGTTCCATGTCTAGAGCAAGTAGACTTATCCGCAATTGAGCCGGTGACAGAGTGTTCTGTGTCTGTCTAGGGTCCTCAATTGGGAAGTGGTCTACCCACCCCATCGGTTTGCGCTTTTTTGCAAACCTTTTGCGAAGCAATGCTTCCGGTACTGAAGGGGCCACTGTCATGTCACTAGCCTCTTCTCTATCGCACTGCGACAGTCCGCAAACATCTTGGCCTTGACCTCGCCCACCTTCTTTTTTAGAAGCCAGAGCGGGGCTTCAAAACCATGCTGGTCACGGTCAGTCAGCTTACCACGTTGAACGATGGTAGATTTAGCAAACCATTCAGGCTCAATTAAATCTGCCAAGTCTATCAGGATTGCCTTGTCTGTTTCATTTTTAACTTTACCATAAAACAAAACAGGTTCGTTACTATCTGGCCCACCCTTTAACAGACCCATCTTTATGAGATTTTCCTCATACCAGTCTGCGTTTTGTAAGGTGTTTTGTCCCCATCCCAAGACCTCTTTTATTCTGTCTGGGTGTAAGAAAACAGAACGTGGCATAGGCGAAGTCGGGTCATCAATGTGATTTAAAAATTCTTCTTCAGAGATAACCCGCGCACACTCACCATAATCTGTGGTGCCTTTCCAGAGGACAACCACCTTAGTTCCTTTTGGAAACTTACGTGACCGCCCGTCTGTCTTAGCCCGATAGGGAAAGTGTCCCACCAATTTGACTTTAATCGGATTAGAGTTTGACTGGCTCATGGTTCCCCACTCCTATTTTGATTTCATTAATCATGTCTATGACATATTCCATATCACCTTTGTCTGGGTCATAGAACGAAGTGTCATAATAGTTAAGTCCAACCTTAACCAGTACGGGAACATCACTGCCATACAGCGGATGTTCATAAAGTGTGACACCTGATACGGTGTACAGTTCAGCCGGTTTGTTTATATTAGTCATTAGTCATTTCCTCTTCATTTACAGGATGTACATCTTCCATAGTCCACTCGTGACCATCATCTGCTTTGACCCAGTCAGTGTCATTTTCCTCTGCCATCTTCCAAGCCGTATCCTCATCAGGTGCTTCAACGATTAGTTTATAGCCCACATCCATCGTGGCTGTTACCTCAAACTTTGGCATTGTTAACCTCCTGTGCAATAGGGTTTAGAATGGTGGATGCCACCTTGCCACGATTAGCGATGGCAAAATTACGGGACAAATCGAAACGGCGATATGCTTTCTTTCTGAAGTCATACGCAGTCACGATATTTTTAGGGTCTCGCTTTTCACTTTTGAGAACACCCCAAAAATAACGGGTTGACCCATCCGCTTTAACGAATGAGGCTTTAACAATCTGGCCTTTAAAGGTGGCCAGCACCTGTTGTTTTACACTAAGATTTTTCATTTGATTTTTCCTTTTTATCTTTGTGTTTGTTTCTGTGGGTCTACCACTACGCTATGCGTTTCGGCCCAGACCATCGGGCCTCATCAGGTGGCAGGGGCCACCACCGAAGCGGTGACCCCGTGAAAAGTTTAGGCAAGTTCATCAGCCAGCTTGTCCAAGTCCATCAGAATTTCATGGACAGTGCGGCCCCAGATGTTTGCGTTCAAGCAGTCGGCAAACTCTTTACGTGACCCGTAATGTGCCACCTCAAGTCCGACAACTTTGATGCCCCACTGGTTAGCCAGCTTCACCATCTGCTCAAGTTCTGGACCACCGGCACCACCGTCTGTCAGGATGAATATAACTTTCTTATCTTCATCCAAGTCGCGCATCTGTGATGCCATAGTCATCAGAGCCTCAGTCATGGGTGTACCGCCACCAGTGTTCCCCCAGAGGGTAGTCACATTGTAGTCGGATTTAGACCAAGGCACGTTGAACGGCTTGAGTGTTGTGCTGTCATTGGTTTCTGGTCTAATACGGCCACTAGTCTGATATGTGGGTTTCATACCCATTTCAGCTAGGTCCCAACCTATACCATTCGTATCATGACCTTGTGTGAATTCAGTTTTGAATTCAGTGTTACGAGCGGCTGAAACTTGGACCATAGGGAATGATGAGACAGCAAACTTGATGTTAGCCGCTGACATAGCATCACCCAACACAAAAGCCAGCTTGACTGCATCATGGTTGTCTGAGCCGCGCATGGATGCTGAATTGTCCACCATGACACCAACGGCTGTCCGATAACCTGACCGCTTCCATGTCTTGTTGAAGACATTATTGGAATTGCTAGACAGGCGGTGTAAACGGCCCCTGTCCAAACGTCCCTTGTCACGGTTCCGCAACTCGCCCCGTCTGTCTGGGTTGGTTAACAGTCGTGTTATACGTTGCTTTGCCGCACCGACTGAGCGAGGTAAGTCTGCCCTAATCTGCTTGGCCCGTGTCTTACCGGACTTGATGGAACCACCTTCCAGAGACAGTTGAGAGTTCCGCGCTATGTCTACCACTTGTAGACCAGCGGCATCTGAATTGCGGTCTGTAATGTTATTAGCCATAGGCCGCACATCACGTTCTGCATCCATCTGGTCCAGAGGGTTGATGTCATCTACGACACTGCCATCACCGGCATCAGGACTAAAACCTTTTACAGGTGACTGGGCATCAGGTGTCTGCTGTTCAGCATCATCAGCCTCATCAGTGTCTGTTGCACCTTGTGCATCACCCTCTGCATCTGCATCTGCATCTGCATCAGCATCAGCATCTGCATCTGCATCAGCCTCTGCACTGTCAGCATCCGGTGTTTCAGTAACATCAGAAGACATGGGCTGATTGTCTGTGTCTGGCCGGTCATCATTCTGATCACCCGCCTGACCCTCACCAACATCTGGCTGACCGTCTGGCTCTTCCTGTTGCTGTGGGTAGTAGTCCACAAATTCTTGTGTCAAAGCCCATGCATCCGCTGTTGTTTTACATAGCTTCAACTTGTCGGCCCACATGCGAATGTGTGGGGCCAATGGGCCAGCCTCATCTAACAGGCCATCCGCAGACGGCACTTCATAGCCGCACATCTCTACATAAGCCAGTGTGTTGATGCTGAATGACAAAGACCGTGGATTAGCAGGGTGCCAGCCATTTTCTTTAGAATGACTGACACAGTATTCTGTCAGTAATTCCAGATATTTTCTGGCACCAGCAAAACGGCCCCGTGACACTAGGTCCAGTTCCATGCGTGGGTCTTCAAAAGCATTTAGTATCTGGGCATATTCTTTGCCTTTACGGCACGCCTCTTTCCAGACATCTAAATCTGTGCAGATATTATGTCCCATCTCATGGATGGCGAAGCCTGTCATGGTGTCAGCCTCATATCTGGTAACAGATGCTGTAGCTGGTAGAGTAGGCATATTGATACGACTGCGTAGGTATTTACCGTCCTCAGTGTCATTGAGAGACCAGTTGGTCCCTGCCGTTAGACCACCATGCCATGTAACCTGACATTCAACCTTACCAAAGTCGGGCAAGTGTCTCAGGCTTGTCTGTATTGCAGTGTCTACTGCGTGGGTTAAATCTTGTGCAATGATATAAGACATGTCGAGTTGCTCCTGTCTGTGTCTGTGTCTCTGATTTCATGGTCTCCCAATCATCAGGCCGGATACACATCCGACTATCAGAGTTGGGCAGGGGCAGTAAAAACCGCCCCCACCAGATTTTTAGTTGAAAGGCATTTCATCCTCATCACCGTCAGTCTGCTTTTCAGCATCACCCTCTTCAGCCGGTGGTGTCCATGTCTCGCCCCTAGACAGGGCCATCCATTCATCAGGATTGACATTGGTGTTGAACAACTGGGTCAGTGTCTCTTGGTCTACCGCTTCCAGCGCATTGCCAATCACCCAATGCACAACCTCTGATGGGTCCATGCCATCCATTACCATCAGGGCAATGTTGGTGCTTTCCCTCAGTGAAACTGTCAGGGTAGGGGCCTCACCCCTGTCATGCGCTTTACGGCAGATAGACATAAAGTCTACCAGACTGTCACAGAACGCCTTTGGTGCATTTGACCGCTGACGCAATACCCGACTTTCTTGAGATTTTGAAGGGTAGCCAAAGTGCAGTTTGATTGCACAGCGAGACAGCAAACTGCTATCCATCTGCTTTGCACCGGCATACAGGCCAGATGCATCACCTCGCCCGTTGGTGTTGTCTGCCAGCATAATCTGGACACCCTCAGCCACTGCGATACTTTCACCAGTCTGAGGCACGATATATTCGCGGTCCTGTAGGATACCGTTGAGGGCCACCAGTACATCAGGCCGCGCCCTGCTTACCTCATCAATGAGGATTACAGCGCGAGGCTGTCTGACTGCTTTAAGCAGTAAGCCATCAGACCAGTATGTAGTACCGCCCCTAACTTGGAACCCACCAAAGAAATCATCAACTGTTGTGTCATCAGACACAGTGATGTTCCAGAATGACCGCCCTGTCTGCCCTGCAAAGTAACGGGGTAGCGATGATTTACCAGTACCGGCTGGTCCAAAGAACAGCATTGGCAAAGGCACCTCACGTCTGGCAACCGAAAGAAAAGCATGGGCCAGTTTTGGGTCCGGCACATAGTTGGGGTCAACAGCCGGTGCGCGGCTATCGTTATAGACAGGGATATCCCAGTCTACATTTAGACCTCGAAAGATTTTGCCAGCCTTCACTGTGCCGGTCTCTTCAACATGCTGGACATGTTCATTAACATCCGGCACCTGAATAACTGGTGCAGATGCAACAGGCATAGCCACCACATTATCTGCTGGGCGGCTGTTCAGTTTAGCGATAAGTTCTGCTTTTTCGGACAGCATGTCTACCAGACTGCCCCGTAGGTCAGAATAGGGCTGTTGCAGAATGCTGTCTGCCTCTTCTTCTGGACCAGACATAGACGGTGTCCAATCAGAAACAGCTTCAGCCTTTGCAATTGGCCGTGCCTGTACAGGCTTTGGTTTAGGGGCCGTTACATTCGCTGGCGTACCATAGCTGGCCGCATCTAAGCCTAGTTTACTAGCCGCCTCAATAATCTCAGCCTTGCTGGCCAAGTGTAGTTTGAAACTTTCGCCCAGAATGTGTGGCTGTTGTTTCATTTTTGCCCTCATATCTGTGAGCAGTGCAGTGCGCTGTTGCGCTGTAAGTTTGAAATTTTGCATGTCTGTTACTCCTGTCATGCTGTCTGTCTGTTGCTGATTTCAGGCTTTTGCCCTCATCAGGCCGGATACGCATCCGACTATCAGCATTGTCAGACAGGCAACCGAAGCCGCCTGTCTGAAAGATTGTTTGTGACTTTTCTAATTTGCTAGTTGGCGTACCCTGACGTTTCAACTAGCTGGCCAGACATAACCCAGTCTGGAAGTCTCACTATTTTGTCCCCTGTCAGCATAAGCATGGTCTAGTGCCATTTTATTTGTTGCTATCAAAGCTCGTCCAATAAGGTGCGAGGGGTGTGAGCGGTTTGGCTTGCAAGGCCGGTGTCCTGTAGGTGCTGTAAAATCTCCAAAAAATTCCTGTCCCCCCTAATATGGGGGCAGACACAGACATAATCAACATTTAAATGACGTAAAGTGCAAAAAAAGATGATTTTGTTTAAAACATGCACCTTTCATCATTACATCAGCGAATGTTGGATGCGCCACCCGCGTGGCCAAAAATCCACCGTTTGGGCCAATAAACCGCCACAGTCCGGCCCTCAGACACGCAGACATGCAGACACGCAGACATTGTGACCCACAATGTGACACAGTCTGAATTCAGACACGCTGTAACCGTTGGAATGCCTGACGTTTTGCGAGGCATCCGCTGGTCTGCCAGACCGTTGACCCGTCAATTTGACCGCCCACGGCCCACTGTGCCAAGACACTGTCGGACCCCCGGATTCGGTTCCAAAAAATCTGCGTGTGCGTGTGAACCTCGTGCATGAGTTTTTGAGGGTTTGGAAAGATTACTTGAAAAATAGTGATTATTTTTTTATTTTTATTATAATGATGACAGGGGTCTAGATTATATGGCGCGAAGAATAGATAAACCGGTTCCTAAACACCTACGTAACGCGGTGGAGTTGGAGCAAGAACTAGCTTTGATTGAGAAAGAGGACATGATGCTCCAGCATCCAACCTTTCTTGGCAACCAAAGACAGTTCATAGACCGCATATATCAGCATTTACCAGAGGTAGCCGACAAGCTGGTCAAGTTTATGACGGCTAATCCAGAGCGGGTATACGGTTCTAATGGCACAGTACAGCTTATGTTGCCCGAAGAAGTGGCTATGACAGACGGTCAGCTACAATTATTTAAGCTAATACTACAGAAAGGCTTACCTAATCAGGCTCCAGTCACAATGTCGGGAGAACAAAACCAGTTCGGGTCCGGTAAAGTGGCCATAACTATTAATCAAACCGGACCTAATGTGGATTTGGAGAACATAACGTCATCTGTAGACGGTGTGCGCCGTGGTAAGGCAGAAAAAGTAAATACTATTTCTTTTAATCGCCCGGATATAGTGGACCACGATGACAACTGAAATAACCTTTGAGGCACATCACACTCAACAGCTAGTGTTAGAGGACCCTCACCGCTTTATTACTATGGTATGCGGCAGACGTTGGGGCAAAGACCACCTAGCTTCCATCAAGATACTCTCACACAGCCTTACACACGCAAGTAACCGGGGCGGTAAGATGTATGCGTGGTTGAACCCTGTCTATAATCCGCAGGGTAAAGAAAGTTTTCGGGTGTTTCGTTCCTTTGCTGAAAGTGGTGGACTTATAAAGAAGGTTGTAGAGACCCCACCAATGGAAGTTCGCCTGATAAACGGCGATAAGGTTACATTCTTTTCTGCGGACCAGCCAGATAACTTACGTGGTGGACAGTATGACGGCGTTATTCTTAATGAGGCTGGGTTTATATCTGACCTAGACGAAGTTTGGTCTGGTCCTGTTGCGGCGATGCTACTGGACCGGGCGGGTTGGGCGTGGATTATGGGAACTCCTAAAGGTAAAAACGCCTTTCATAAGTTCTTTCTACGGGGCATGGACCCTGAGACAGCGGACGGTAAGCCTAATCCGTGGAAGAGTTACAGGTTTCCTACGAAGACTAACCCCTTTATACCGCCTGAAGAACTGGACCGGTTGAAGGATGAACTACCAGCCGACATGTTTAAACAAGAGTTTGAGGCTGAGTTTCTCGACACAGGCGGTGCTGTCTTTCGGGGTTTAGACCAGATGCGGTCTAGAAGTGATGGACTTGAACTTATCCCACAGGCAGACAACTGCCGCGTAGGTATAGACTTGGCGAAGCATACAGACTTTACATGTCTGGTAGCTATAGACAATTCCAACAATGTTATTGGATATGACAGGTTTAACCAGCTTGATTGGTCTATTATAAGTCAGCGCATAGAACATTTTTGCTCCAGATACAGAGGCAAGGTAGTTATGGATGCCACAGGAGTGGGAGACCCTATCTATGAAAACCTTGTAAGTAAGGGGCTGGTGATTGAACCGGTCAAGTTTACTAACGACAGGAAGACCCAGATGGTACAGAACCTTATGCTTCTTATAGAAGAAGGTTGTGTACAGATACCTTTACCCGGTCAGAGTTTGGACCCCAGTCACGACACCTCAACAATGTGGGCTGAATTGGAAGCATACACTTATAATATAACCCCTACCGGTAGAATTAGATATGAAGCTCCTCGCGGTTTTCACGATGATACTGTGACGGCTTTGTTCTTAGCCGCTTCCGCTATGCCAATGATGACAGCACAAGCATTTGCAGATGTGGACTTGAATGATGTCCGAGGTGTTGGGGAGCTTTGATAATACTAGCCAGACACATTATTTTATTGTAATATCGTGTCTATGTCTGTGTCTGGAGATACTTATGCCCTATACTGCCAAACAAAAGAAACTCGCTCAGATAGCCCCGCCCCGGAATAAAATCACTAGGGCGGACTTTAATGTTCTTAATAAGAAATCAAAGAAAAAGAAAAAGAAGAAGAAGAGCGCATGAAGAAAAATATTAAACAGCCTGTGCGCCCAAAGGTAAAACCAAAAGGTAAAGTGAAGCAAGGCTTGGCTATCATGGCGAAGAGTGACCAGACACATTTTGCCCCTCGCAGAAATTTAAAGGTTTAGACATGGCACACGATAACAGTGGTAAGGGCGACCAGTCCGGGGTCAATTCACTTGTACAAAATACAGACACCATCTCGGATAATGTTGCCACCAGACGTATGCAAGAAGCCGGTCCAAATGACTTAGGACCAAAAGTAGACCCGGTAGAGGCAATTCAAAATGTACGTAACGATATTCGTAGGGACATGGTGAATGATGCAGTTGTTGCCGCCGAGTATGATAGACTGGCTAATCCAGAACCTGACAAGGTGGAGAGCATGGCCGATGTTCGGGAATCCGCTGTGGTGGTATCTTCAGAGGTACCGACTGGCGCGGATTTCGTTGGTAGTGCTTTGGTTGAACGCGAAAATGCGGCTAAGTTTCTGGATAAAGAAACAGAAAAGAAAATTATAGACTATGTACATGCTCATTTTGATTTGAGTTATGACCGTATGTCCAAGAGGTATGATTACTGGAAGGACGCGGAAGTTACTCATGATATGTATGTGCCTTCACGTATTATTGATGAAAGCAAGCGAAAAAGCAGACAAAGCTATTCTGGTGGCAGAATTATTGACCAAATTAAAACACCCTACTCAAGGTCAATAAGTGATACTATATGTACATATAACTTAGCCATTTTCGGTGGCGCACCCCCATTCCGAATTGAACCAACAAGCCGAGACACTAGCCGTAAATCCGCAAGGATTCTTGAACAGCGGCTTCACCACAACATGCGGCGTGTTGGGTATGAACAGCGGTTGTATCAAATCTTCTTGGATAACAACCGTTATGGTATGGCACCTGTCGCAAACTTCTATGGCAAGGACGGTAATGTACCTGTCAATATTGACCCTTGGTCTTATTTCCCTGACCCCCGTGTCACTGCACAAAACAGACATGAGGCAGACTTTATTGGATATAGGACTTGGGCCAGCTTAACGGCTCTTTATAGACGGGGGCATTATGACAATCTGGATAGGATTGTGGATGCCAGACCTTCACTTGCTTGGTCAGCTAATCAGTTCTTGAAAGACACTATCCGTGACCAGAGTGTGGACCCCACGCTCCCCGGTAACTACGGAACAGACTATAAGAACTATTTTGGCCTTGGAACCGCACACGTTCTCAACACTCTTTATGTTTACATGGACCCACGCCGTTTGGATATTCCAGCACCGTTTGGTCTGTATCGCATTGTTGTGGTGGATGAAAACGTGGTGGTTCAGTTTGACGCTTCACCTTACCCACACGATAGCATTCCTATTATTCACGGTGAAGGTCAGTATGATGCACACAAAACCTTTGCGTCTTCTCTATATGATTTACTTATGCCTTTGCAACGGTATCAGGATTGGCTCCTTCGTACCCGTGTTGAGAATGTTCAGAGTATTGTACAGAACCGCTTAGTTGTTGACCCCAACCGTGTGAATATTAAGGATATCCTAGACCCCAACGCCGCAAGATTAGTTAGAACACTACCCGGTGCCAACCCCGGCGATGCTATCTTACCCCTACAGGTTCCTGATGCAACGCGGAACTACTGGCAAGATTTGGATACTGCGGGACAACTGATGCAACGAGTTGCCGCCGCTTCTGACACAGCGCAAGGCATTCAGGCCGAAACACAGCGCACAGCAACAGAGATTGCACGTCTGACTGCTCTCGGACAACAGAGGCTTGGTATGCAAGCACGTCTGCTGTCTAGCACTACCATCAGACCTCTGGTGCGCCAGATGATTTCAAATCTTCAGTTTTTTGAGGTTGATGGCGGAATGGTCTCTATCCCAGAAGAAAGTACCGCAGATAATCCATCAGGTGATACCAAGTACAGCCGTGGGGATATACTGGGTGACTTTGATTATGTAGTTGTGGACGGGACACTTCCCCAGTCTCCAGAAGAAAATTCTGAGAACCTCATCCGTTCTATTCGTGTTTTGTCTGAGACAGGAGCCGCTCAAAACTATGATATGGATATGTTTGTAGAGCGGTTGATTGAGAGCTTTGGCTTTACTGATGTAGAGAATTGGAAAAAGCAACCCGGTGAGGTAATGCCAGATGAACAGATTATGCAACAACTTCAGGCCGGTAACTTGGTGCCAATGGGGCAAGCCGCTCAAGAGATGGGCCAGCCGGGTGTGGTTCCTAATCAGCCTCAACCAATTACGCCGAGAGTATCATGAGAGCGTATTCAGGCATGACTTCAAGCATATCTGGCAACTCTGAGAACCGACCAGAAAGTTACAGACGTGTGCGTAAAACACGCACCTGTTGTTGTGAAGTACCCGTAGTCAGACGCAGAAAAAGACAGAGGATAAAAATTGGCAAAGGACGTTAAGAGTGAAGAACTTTCCAAAGGTTTTGAAAAGTTAAAAGACAATTTCTTTTGGGAGGCTTACAGGTCTCGTTTACAGGACGAGTACACAAGGGTTGAGTTGGCACTTATCAGTAACGCATCGGCAGAAGCCGACCAGTTACGGGTATGTGCTTCATTGATGTCAGCATTCCGCACTGCATTGGAACTTCCAGAACGAATGATACAGGAAGCCCAAACGCAAGAGGAAATTGAAAGGTTAGAAAAAGATGGCTGAGAATATGACAGAAGCGGAAGTAACCGCACAGAAGAACCCCGGCTCTGGGGCAATCACTGACCCTGCAAAGGCGGCAAATCCTCCAGCAAACGCCCCTACTCCGCAGACAGACGCAGAGGCAAACCCTGATAAGACAGGTTTCTCAGCGGCAGAAAGACTACAGGCCAACGATAGAATGCCTGTAGATTTTGATTTTGAAGTAACAAATAACCCCGACCCAAGGGCTGGCGCAGAGGCCGGTGATGCAAACGCTCAAGACATGGGTGATGTAGAAGCTGATACTATTTCTAGAATGCTCAAGATTAAGTATCGCGGTCAGGAAGAAGAAATCCCTGAAGAAAAAGCTATCACTATGCTTCAGCAGTTCAAGAGCATGGACAGTAAGTATGGTCCAATCATGGAACTTGCTAGGCGTGTGCAAGAGCAAACCGGTATTACAGACCCAAATCAAATAGCTAATGCTATGGGTGAAGGTATGTTGCAGATGCTTCAAGCACAGCAGGGCCAGTCCGAGGCACCAGCCGAAAGCCCCGCCGTAGCTGAAGCCAAGTCAGACCCCCGCGTAATGCAGAGGAATGTGCAGTCTGATGAGCAAGCTACACAAGCGGCCCAAGAATTTTTTGAAGAGAATGGTTTACAGCCAACAGATGCGGCTTTCAAATCAATGGCAAACATCTTCAAATATTCTTCTGCTATTGAGCAAGCGGCTACCGTACTACCGACCTTGATGGAAGATGTTAGCATGTTCAAGCAACAACAACAGCAAGCGGCTATGCAATCACAGCAAACTCTTGTTGACGCTCAAGCATCTGCTACCGCACAGGAACTTGGCATAGATGATGAACAGACTTTTAATGATTATATCTCTTGGGTAGAGATGCAAGAGCAGACTTTCCCCGGATATAAGAATGCGATTGCTACTAATCCATCAGCTATTGATAAGTCTATTCGTGACTATCACGCTATAGCCAGCGGTAGTCGTAACGCGGCTGAACAAGCTCAAATGAAGCAACAGGTTGAAAAAGATATTGCGAGAGCCGGTGGTGAGACTGTAGCAAGCCGTGGTTCAGACGAGCCGGGTCAAGCCGCACCTTCTCGTAGCTTTAACGACCAAATGCTTGACCTTCTCTAGAAGTGAAAAAGCGTAGGTGGTTTGATTTTAAGCGTCTCAGAAACAGAAGAAGACGAGTACCTTACAAATCACCTATTACAGAACAGACCTAGACATAGACATAAACAGTTGATTTGTGTCTATGTCTATATTATTATGTAGTTGACTTTGATGAATGCCAACCAAATGGCGTTGTGTAAGCCAAGACCAAAAGGAAACTAGCTAAACAATGACTAGACGGAGCTTTCAGAGAGGCGAACCCCTTTTAACTCTGGCTATATGAGGTAATAATTATGGCTACTCTCGGTATGCGTGGCACCGGCTCTTTCGCCGCTGACCATCGCCCTGAAAACTATCGTGAGAAGTACCTGATGCTGGAGCCGAATGGTTCGGCCCCGCTGACGGCAATTCTTTCGATGCTTCCATCCGAAGCAACTGATGACCCGGAATTCCACAACTTCCGTAAGGACCTACCGGATTTCCGTTTCACTCACTCCGGTACAGCTACTGCGTCCGGTACTACTCTGACTGCAACTTCTGCGGCTGATTTAACTTTCATTCGTATTGGTATGTTGATGAGAAACTTCACAACTGGTGAGGTTGTCAAAGTAACTGCAAAGCCATCAACCACTACCCTGACCATTACTCGTGGTGTAGGTAACGGTGGTACTGGTGCATCTGTTACTGCTGGTGACATCTTCTTCATGATTGGTAATGCTAACGCTGAAGGCGCGGACGTTCCAGACAGCATCTCATATGATGCCGCAAGCACTGAGAACTTCTGCCAAATCTTCCGTACTCCATACAGCATCACACGTACTGCGATGCACACGAACTTCCGTACTGGTGACCAGTACCTTGAGAAGTCTCGCGATGCTCTGAAAGAGCATATGGTTGGTATGGAACGTGCGATGCTGTTTGGCAAGAAGGACATCATCACCGGTTCTGCTGGTCGCCCAGAGCGTTACACAGACGGCCTGATGAACTCCATCACTACTAACGTAGAAGATGCCGCCGCAAACGCAAACGCTGGTGTGCTTACTGAAGCTGAGTTTGATGCGTTCCTCGCAGAAAAAGCCTTTGCTTTCGGTTCTTCCGAAAAGCTAATGCTCTGTGGTTGGAAGGTAGCTGACCATCTCCAGAAGCTGGCAAAGAACCGCTACCAGATTAATTCAACTGGTACTGGCGATGCCTACGGTGTGATGTTCACCACCTATAATACCTTTGCTGGAACACTTCAGGTGAAAACTCACCCAATGTTCCGTCAAATTCCGGGTGCTGAAAAAGACGCAATCATCCTTGACACTAAGGACCTTCGCTATCGCTATGTAGATGATACACAGCTTTTGAAGGACCGTCAGGGTAACGGCGTAGATGGCGTGATTGATGAATACCTGACCGAATCCGGTCTGGAAATTCTGCAAGAGAAGACACACGCTGTCATCACTGGCTGGAATGCAACCTCTTAATCCAGACACGGATTAACAGTAAAATCTAGACAGAACCGCCTATAGAGATTATTCTGTAGGCGGTTCTTTTACTTAGACAGGAGACAGTTATGCCAGCGAAGAAAGTAAAGTTTTATGCGAAGCGTCCAAATATGGAGATAAGCATAGACGGCAAAGTATATAAGTTTGAAGGCGGCGTACTCGCAGTGGACCCAAAACTGGCTGAACAAGTTGAGCGACATCACTTATATCGCAAAAACCACATCTTCATGGAAAAGGATGCGGTCACAGTTGATGGGAAAATGGTTTCTATGAAAGATGACCCAAAGCTGGTTGAGCTTCAGGAAGCCAAGAAATCAAATAAAGATTTGATATTTTTTCAGTTTAACGGACGTTCCAGCATAGATGTAGATGCCGGTCCCCATAAGATTAGGTTTGAGCAAGGCAAAGCCGCCGTAGAACCTGATGCCGCAGACTACCTTCGCAAGCATGTATTTTTTAGACAGGGACGCATCCAAGAAGTAGTGGTAGGTTAACATGTCAAGTTTCAATCCCTCTGGTTCCGGCACAGGTCAATTCTCAACACTCTCTGAGTTAGTTGATGACATGCTCAAAGAAAATGGTGAGGCCAGCCCCGCCGTCTTGAGGGCATTGGAAGAAAAGAAGTTTCTGAACTACGCAAACCGTATTGTTGCAGACATCAATAGACATCCAACTTTTCTAGACTTGCTAGACAATTCATATGATGACCAAACAGGTTCTATGACAGCCGGTTCTAATGAACTCACTATAGCTTCTGGAACCGTTACATTTGGTACATACACACCTGTTAAGGTATCGGGTGCCGGTCATAGTGGTTCAGACTTGTATTCTTTTGTTGTCAAACCAAAAACTTCAGGGGGTTCCACCGTGAGTGGAACTTATCTAATGGCCGATGAAGCAGATACAACGGTCTCAAACGTGGTTGTATCACACCCATACAAGGTGAGGTTGAAACGATACCAAGCAATTACCAATACTAGACCCATTGATGATGAAGTTCTTATTGAGGGTTTGAAAGCATATTACGCCGTAGATGACATTGATACTAATAACACCGGTTTAATACAGTTAAAGAACTCTATTTATCTGAACACATTAAACAACTGGTTAGGTTCCGTGATTAATATTCAAGGAAATCTAGAGGTTGAGATTAACGAGTATACCTAATGGCTAGGCGTTTATTTCCTTATAATCGTTTTATCGGTCTGGACACAGTAACCAGTCCTACAAATATGTCTGAGAGGTTCTTTGTTGAACTGGATGGCGCATACGTAGATTTTCGTGGCCAGATTATAAGAGGACCCGGCGTTGATAACACTGGTCAGGGCAGTGGTAAGATATACAATATCGCTCATTATGGCTCTGATGTTGTACTTAAATATGAATATGACGGCACAAATATTGATGGCCGCGCCCCTAACAATGTTATTTTTAGTAACATGTTTCTCGCTACCACAGCGGCTATTACTCCAATAAGTATTGTTAACTTTGACCAGAAACAGTTTTCTTTTATGGAAGGACACGTTCCAAGGTATTGGGACGGGACTGCTTGGCAAAGTGCTACCACAACTAACGCAAGTTCTCTTGGTCGTTACCCAGACGGGGGTCATGCCGTCAACATATTAAACAGACTGGCTGTCGCAGGGATACCTAATAAACCCACGGAAATTCACATTAGTGTACAGGATAGTTTTGATGATTGGCGTACTAATACATCGGGCGGTACAACTCCTGCCGCCACAGACGGCCTCATACTGGACGTTAAGAACCAGTTTTCCAGTAATGATGTCATTAAAGGTTTGGCGGTTCTTGAAGGAGACAAACTGGTTGTCTTCGGTCAGAACGAAACTCTGGTCTATCTCGCGGATACCAACATCAACCAGTGGCAAATCGCCAGAGACTTCAGAGTGCCAATCGGTATCTTCGGAAGAAACACAGCGGTAAACGTAGGAACAGATGTTTTTTTCTGTAGTCGTTTTGGCATTCACAGTCTGAGACGTGCGGCTTCAGGACTTACACTTGAAACAATCATGTTGTCCAGAGAGATACAGGATGCGTTTCAGGAAGCTGTAGGTCGTTGCCCTACTTCAGGAGAACGACAAGAACCCCATGCTGTTTGGGATGGTGAACTTGGCCAGTACCATGTTTTCTTTCCTATAGATATAAATAATCCAGCCAATTTAATAGAGACTTTTGATAGACTTACATTTACATACGAACCCGGTGTTGGACGCGGTGGTTTCAGGTCTTTCTCGTTCTCACCCGGCACAAACATTTCATGTGCTTCATTCTTTGCGAGGCCAGATACAAGCGCACAAATTTCTGCTCTACAAGTTGGAACATGGGGCAACGGTACAGGTGATGGCCAAGATTTAACCAGAGCTTCTAAGCCGAGCAGTGCTGATATGAGTATCCGCACACCTCTGTTAAGTTTGAATACACCAGACCAGTATAAGATGTTTAAGCGTCTTATCATTAGAGCAGTAGGCACTGCCGACTTTACAGTCACAGTCTTTGACCAAGACAATAATAGCTTACAGTCTACAACAGTCCGTCCTGAAGCAGATAGCTTCGCGTCAACCGCCGGTATTAGTGGTGACCAGACCAGACCAATTGATATTCCGATTCCACACAGAGCCAAAGCTATCTCTTTGAAGTTTAGCACAACATCCAGTTCAAGCGGTTACAGTGTGGTTGGTGATTTAAGAATTCTAGACTTTGCATTAGTGGTTGACATTAAATAATTATGTCTATGTCTATGTCTAGCCTAGAGATAAAAAATGATGTAGTATTAGGTGACATTACAGAGCTTTGTCTCCGCTCTGAATTGCATAGAAACTGGTACATAAAAGACATACAACGTCTGTTTATTGTGCCGATGGAGATGGACCAAGCACGACTGTTCTACAGGGACGGCAAGGTCATTGGGTTTATAAGTTGGGCTTTTTTGTCTTACGAGGCTGAAAATTCATTTTTAAACCGTACACGCAAACTACAGCCAGAGGACTGGAAGAGCGGAGAGCGGATATACATAATGGATTTAATTGCGCCATACGGAGATGTTGGAACACTAGGTAGATGGGTACGAGAGTATCTTACACCGATTGCTCCCAGCTTCAATACAGATAGGGCTTACTGGGTCCGAAGATATCCAGATGGTTCTATACGTAAGTTAGGTATGGCGTTTGAGCATGTTACAAAAGATAAATCCTTATAGAGATGGTATCACACTGACAGACTGTGTTGATGTGATTGACCCCATCCAATCCAAGATATTTTGTTTTAGTAGTGACGGCGGCGGTAGTAGCTCTAGTAGCTCTAGTGTTGATGACCCCTATGGTATTGGTGACGAGGGTGAGTTCAGCACCGGTAGCAACAATAACTTTAGTTCCGGCGGCACTAGTGACAGCGGGAATGATGACAATAGCGGTTCGTCTGGCGGTACTACCTTTGGCGTAAATGGTGTTTCCAAAACAGGTTCTACAGCGGATGACGCGGCAATCGGTTGGACATCAGGTTCTGGTTCAGGTCAACCCGGTAGTAACTATGACGCATTACAAAACGCTACAACATCAGAAGTAGATTATGCACGGAGTATGGCTGACCAAGGCGCATCTGTAGGACAGATTGCGACATTCCTAAACACAGGCACAGACCCGTTTGCTACCGCACAAGGCGGCACTGCCAATCAAGGCAGTAGTGTTGGTTCTATTATCCAAGGCGTTACACAGCAAGTCATTGGTCAGGCTGGGTACACAGCACCTTCATCGGCCAAGCGGTCTTTTGATAGGACAACAGGCACATTAACAGGTGGCGGCGTGTCCGGTGCCTCTAGCGCACAAGCCGAGGGTTTTGCAAACGAGGCGTTTGAAAGCGGCGTAACAGGCGATGTAGAGTTTGGTGAGATACCTTCACAGAGCCTTGAGAGAAGTCAGCGTCAGCAAGACCTTCAGGAACGTCTAGACAGACGCGGTGACAATACCGTAACTCAAGATTTTAGTAGGTTCTATGGCGCAGACGGTGGCGAACAAGCGTTTAAATCTGAGAACTTAGGTTTGACAGCCAGCGAAGCCGGTAACTTTGCTTTGGTAACTCAAGACCAATTGAAGGACCTCGGCGAAAAGTATGGGGTCCCTAACATAGGAAACATGACCAAAGGCGCACAAACACTTGCCCTTGCAGAACTTATAGCGGCAAACCCAGATATTAAGTTTGGTAGACCCGACCAGTTATTAGGCGGTCAGGGCGTAGTTCGTAATCAACAAGTTGTAGATTACAACCCAGAAACCGGTTCTTTTATGGTTGAAGGTGGCGGCAGAGGTTTCCTTGGAAGTGATATAGGTAAAGCGTTTAGTTTCTTTTCACCGTCTGGAGTATTTTCCACAGCACTAGGTTTTGGTGGCACAGCAAATAGTTTAAGAAATGCTCAGTTAGACAAAGACACTGCGAGTATCTTTGGCACAGTTGGTGAAGTGTTGGGTGTGCCTATCGGTCTTGGTATTAGCGGTCTAGATTATCTTGGAGTAGATGTAAACCGGTTCTTGCCACAGCTTTCTGATAGTAAAGCGCGGAACCGTTCAATGTTTACGGAAGACTCAGGCGGTGATAATAATACAGGCGGCGTGACCGCACCACAAAACATATCTCAGCCAATTAATAATCGGCGTTTAATACCAGACACCGCCCCGACAGGCTTGCTACGCCGTAAGCGTTTGCCGGGTCAAGATGTATACGGCGTAACCACAAACGATTTTCCGTTTCTAGCCATGTCTGATGAGTTGAATGTATCAGGTTTAGGTGGGGGTAAAGGTCGCGGTAGGTCTGGAAGAATTCAGCAGAATAGAGGTAGATAGCCATGAGCATCTTTAAGAAAATTAGAAACTTCCTTGGGAAGGACGAAGTACGGGCTGGACTAGCTATAGGTAGTGGTCTTGCTGGTCTGGGTGCTTTCGATGGCATGAAGTACGGTGGCGCACTGACAACAGGTCTGGGTGGTTTGAATGTCGCTTCTGGATTGTCAGCCGGTGGCGTTTCGGGCGCATTACAAGCTGGTCTTGGAGGTTATGGCCTAGCACAAGGTATGGGTAAAGTTGGCACCTTCCAAGATACCTACAAAAGTATTTTTGGGGGCGGTAAGCAATCGTCTATTACCGGACCCACACCACGGCCTAGTATTGCAGATACATCCATAACTGGTGGTGGACCTCAGTCTTTCACAGACCAAGCACAAGCATATAATTTTGCTAACCGTTCAAGTATTCCTAACTATGCTTACGAAAGCCAAAGGAACTTAAATATAGCTGGTGATTTAGATGCAATGCGTCAGGGCGGTATGAGTGATGCTGATATACAGCAATATCTCAAGGACAGCCCACGAAAGTTTGGTGGTGGCTTCCAGCCGCAGTTTGGTGTGCAGAATACAAACACTAACGCCACGCAGTTTGCAAATGTCAGCGGCGCAGTAAACACCGGTGGTGGTCTTCCCAAAGGTCCGGGCGGTCTAGTTAGCTTTGACCAGATGGCTTCAGGTACTAATCAAACACCTAGTATGAGTAATGCTCAGATATTGTCGGCAAACCAATCGGCAGTAGGTACAGGCGGCGGCGCGAATATGTCTGTACCCGGCGGCTCCGTATTTAGCGGTGCTGGTAATCAAATGGCCGCAAACAGCAACCAGATGATGGTGACCGCTGGCGGTAAGAGTGTTCCATCCTTCATGGTTAATGGTCAGCAAGTCGTGATTGGTGAGAATGGTTTGATGCAATCAGCCGCTGATTGGGTAAAACAAAACACTGAAGGCAGTGGCTTTAGCTTCAAAGGCGTGATGAATAATATTGCACAGAAAGCTATGGATGACCCAATGCAAGCTGTGTCTGTAGGTGCCGCCTTGGTTACAGCATTTGCTGAAAGCCCACAAGAAGAAGCCGCACGTTTATACGCTGAAGAAGTTGCCCGTGTTCGGGCGCAGACTGACCCGAACTCTGACTTCGGCCAAAACTTTATGTCTGAGTACACCACTCAGCGTCAGAATGAACTGAACCAACAATACGCTGATGCGAAAGCTAACTGGGTTAGTTCTATGGCCGCTAGGGGTCTTACCAACAGTACAATTGCTACCGAAGGTATTGCCTCATTAGATGCAAAGTTTGCTGAGATACAATCCAAGCTACCAATGGATGCGATGCAAGCTCTTCAGCAATACCAGAACAACCAGTTCAAGAACTTGAATTTGGGTCTGGGGCCAGCAGAAGCACAGGCAAGACTTATGGCCAGTCAATCTAATCCATTCTCATTAGCCTCGAAAGGCGCAGTCGCAAGCGTAGGGTCTTAACATGTCTAGATTTATGACAACACTCGGCAACCTCGGTCTGTTAGCTGGTCAGTTGGATGCCGCTGAAAAACAGAAAGAAGCCAAGCAAAGAGCGGCGGCTGAAGAGCAACGTCAGTTTAATCTTAATCTTGCATCTAAATATGACATCGCAAGGTTCAATCAGGAACGAGCAGACCAACGTGCAAACCTAAACCTATATGGCACATTAGGTGGAGCCATGATTAGGGCCAATGCAAAAGGTCAGGCGAACCCTTTAACCTTATCAAATATGGCACCTCTTCGGGATATGATTGGCCCAGCAGTTCTAAACTACTCAGGCGCAGACGGTATACCTTTGTTTGGTGATGATAAGTTTGATGGTGATGACTTAGACCCTTTGTATAGCGGTGTCTACGGACAGATTACAGATTTGGTTACAAACCAAGTGTTGTCCGGTCAGGTAAGCAATGACCCTGTATCTATCAATAAAGCAATTAATGATGCGCTTAATTTACTTTCACCTCAAATAACCACTTCTGGAACAGGTATTTTTGATGGTGACCCAACCGCTACTTTAAGTTTTGGTGGGGAGTTGGGACAGTTTGTAAGTTCTTTCCGTCAGAAAGTTATGCAGACACCCGCCGGTCAAAGAGGTCAACTCATCAATGATTTAAGAAATTCACTTACAGGTCGCGGTCTTTCATCGACTGTTGCTAATCAGATTATCAGGCTTATTCAACAAGGCTTATAAAAATGGCACCAAAAGTACCGGGTCTTTTTGCTAATCCAACCACCGGCTTTGGTGGTATTGGTGCAGACAAACTACAACAGGCCAGAGACAATTTATCTAATTATAAAGCACCTCAGATAGACATGGAAAAACTGTCTGGTCTGATAGAGGGCATCGGTGGTTTTCAGCAAAAGCAACAGCAGAGAGCTAAAGGTTTTGATATATCTGAACTCTATCAAGAGTTTGGTTTAGACACAGACATCCCAGTCACAGACATGTCTGGTCCAGACACACAAAGTGCGTTTAGTGAATTTTTAAGTGACACTATGGCGGCGGCTGACCAAGGTTATGGTGACATGGGCTTTGGAGCATCTCTTATCTTGAATGATAATGAGACCAACATGATGGCTCTGGAGCAAAACTTTCAAAGAACTATAACTGCTCCCCCAGAAGAACTGGGTTTTGACCCAAACAGCCTATCACGTTTTATAGACGCTGACTGGTATGCCAACATGATTGGTGGCACACTACCTTCCATTTCTACAATGATTGGTGGGGGTGCCACAGGCTTTGCGGTTGGCACAGCGGTACCCGTAATAGGTAACGTAGCCGGTACTCTAGGTGGAGCAACAGCGGGTGCTGGTGGTGGTGTAGGTTTACAAACTTTAGGTGCCACAGCTAAAGAGGCATACATAGCTTACAGACAGCAAGGTAAGTCTGTTGAAGAAGCCTACGACTTAGCTTATGCAGATGCCAAGGTAGATGGCGCAAAGTCTGGCGCACTAGCATCTGTTGCTACTTTGATAGCACCTCTGCGCTTTGCAAGAGGCGTAGGTGTAACCGCCTCCCCTGCCGTAGGTGCAAAAGCTATAGCCGGACAGTTTGCACAACAGTCCCTGATTGTCCAGCCTACTCTAGAAGTTGCAGACACTATCTCATCTAACGCTATTGCTCAAAATAGTTATGACCCTAGCCGTGTTCTTTCACAGGGCGCACTAGACGCATTCATTGGTTCTATATTCTTTGATGTACCCACTACGGCTGGTGGTATTTTAATTAGCCAGATGAACGGAAAGAATGTCCCAGCTTTTGAACCCGGCACACAACTCGTTCCAGCACCCCGGCTTCTTACTGGGCCTGATGCAGTAGATGGCGAGGTGATGCCACCTTTGTCTGGTCCAGAACCAGTAGCCGCCCTTCCCGCTCCGCAGTTTGTTATTGAACAAAATGAAGACGGTAGCTGGTCTGTTGTTGATAATGCAAACACAGACTTCCGCCAGAACTTTGCTAATGAAGAAGACGCACAGTTTGAGGCAACCACACGCAACGACCAGATAATCAACAACCAAATACCAGCCGGTTTCAATCCAGACAGCGTGTCTAGCCGTGATGCCTTCTTGAAGGCACAAATTGATAGGATGGAGCAGTATGATGCTAACAAGCGTCAAGCAAATGAGAAGTATACCGGTGACGTTAGGATAAGAAACACCGTTGCTTTCTTTGAGTGGTTACGTAAAGCGGACGCTATGAAAGCTCAATGGGACCAGACTTATAATACAGCGGCGAAGCGTAATACACCTTCAGCTATTCGTCAGTTAGCAGATATTCAAGAGCGTATTGAACTGACTAAAATAATTATGAACCCAGTTCGTACTACGAAACTTCCTAACATGATTTACCAAAGCAAAGGCGGTAAGCCTTTCCGTGTAGTCATGGACAAGAACAACAGGCCACTGCGTCCAAAGGACAAGCAGGGCAACCCAAAGATGAACCATGTTTTGATATTTGATAATTCAAGCAAGACAGGTTTCCGCAGTGTAGCCATATCTTCTGGTACTCTGATGGATGTTAGTTCACCTAA